AGGCGCGGGCGGTCGACACCGCGGAAGCGAGGGGCGTTCCCGACGAAGTGTCACGGGCGAACGCCGTGTATCTCACCATGCGCGAGGCGGGCGGACTAAGTGTCGCCGGTTCGCAACCCGTCGATTCGTTCGCGGTCCTCATGGCCGAAATCGGACGGTCCACCCCCGGTACTGTCGACCCCGCGGACACCTAGCCGCGCCACCTTCGGTCCGGCGGTCGGGGCGTTGGCGCGGGCGTGCGGGCGTCCCCTTATGCCGTGGCAACAACACGTCGCGGACGTGGGGTTGGAACTACTCCCCGACGGGCGGTACGCGTACCGCCTTATCGTCGCCACGGTCCCCCGACAATCGGGTAAGACGACCCTATTCGGGGCGGTCATGGACCAACGGGCGGCGACCCTGCCGCGGGCGCGGGTTTGGTTCACCATGCAAACGGCGAAGGATGCGGTGGATTGGTTGACGAACGAACATTGGCCCCTGTTGGGCGTGTTCGGTGACGCCGTGACCCTGCGGCGTATGGCGGGGTCGGAGAACATACGGTGGCGACCGTCGGCGGGGTTGGTCCGTCCGTTCCCGCCCAACGCCACGGGGTTACATTCCAAAGTGTCCGACCTGGTCGTGGTGGACGAATGTTGGTCGTTCGACGTGTTGCGCGGACAGGCGGTCGACCAGGCGGTAATTCCCACGCAGGCGACGCGGGCGAATTCCCAAATTTGGAAGGTGTCGACAGCGGGCGACGCCGCCGCGTTGTGGTGGTTGGGGACCGTGGAGGCGGGACGCGCCGCGGCGCGGGGTGGGCGAACCGAAGGCGTGGCGTACTTTGAATGGTCCTGTCCCGACGACATGGACCCGACGGACCCGACGGCGTGGCCGCGTTACCACCCCGCGTACGGTCGGACTATCGGTCCCGACGCTATGCGTTCGGCGTTGGACATGTTGGGTCCCGACGAATTCGCGCGGGCGTACGGTAACCGTTGGGTTTCTATGGTGTCCCGCGTCATCCCCCTACAGGCATGGCGCGACGCCGCCGATCCCGACGCCCCCGTACCGGAGGTCGGGCGCGTGGCGTTGGGGTTCGACGTGGCGTTGGACCGGGCGGACGCCGCCATAGTCGCCGCATGGCGCGACGACGACGGCGTGGCGCGAATCGAAGTGGCCGCGTACGAACCGGGCGTGGGTTGGTTGGCGGACCGGGCGTCGGAGTTGTCCGAACGGTGGCGACCCGTCGCCTTCGGGTACGACGCCGCCGGACCCGCTATCGACGTGGCCGACGTGTTGGCGCGGCGCGGGTTGACCGTCGAAGGTCTAAAGGCGAGAGACTACGCCGCCGCGTGTTCGGGGTTGTTGGACGGGATTACGTCGACCCCGCCGACGGTCCGTATACGACCGCACGCCGCCCTAGACCATGCCGCGGGTGGCGCGGCGCGGCGGTCGGTGGCGGACGCGTGGGCGTGGGGTCGCCGCCAATCGGGCGTGTCCATTGCGGCGTTGACCGCGGCGACCGTCGCCCTATGGGCGTTCGACCACGCCCCCGCCGATACCGGACCGTTCCGCATTTTCTGACGCAAACGGCGGGGGGAAGATAGCGGGCGGGACGTTTGCGGGGCGCAGGCGCAAACGTGGGGGACGGTTTGCGGGGGAACCGGTCGGGATTCCCGAATTGTGAGGTACAGGCGTTCGCGTTGCCGAACAACCCGACCGGTCGCCCCCGACGCCCCCGACAGTGACATGGCCGGGGGGCGTTCGCCGTCATGGTATGCCGGGGGTGTTCAACGAAGGGGGGACCGTCATGGCCCTAACCACCCGCCAACGCAACGCCCTACCCCGTTCCGCGTTCGTGTACCACTCCGGTCCGCGGTCGAATTGGCGTTACCCCGTCCCGACGAAGGGACAGGCGCGCCGTGCGGGGATTTCGGAGGCGTCACGGGCGCGGACGCACCGCGCCGCGTTGTCGTACTCCGCCCGCAGGTCGACCCGCGGTACACCGGGTCGGGTCCGACCCGCCGTCCGTTCCCGCCACGGCGGCGCGGTCGGGTCCCTGCGGGGGCGTCGCCGCTAATCCTCCGACGCCATATACCTAATGTCCGAAGTGCCATATACACGCCGCCGACACGCGCAACGCCGGGACCAGGGGGGATGCTTTGCCGGCCGCTCGAGCTCGACGGCCGATTTGGCAATATGGCCGGACGGGATTTAGGTATAACGGAACGGGTCGCCCTGTTCGTCGTCGGCGTCGGCGTGTTCGTTTGGTTCGTCGGGTGGGTTCTCACCCGTGCGGGGCGTCACCGGTAGGGCGTAGCGTTTGCCCCGCCGACGGGGAACCGTGACCCTTACCGCCCGCCTTCGGGTCCGGCGTTGCGTCCTACGGTTCGTCCCGTCGGTAACCACGCCCCCGTCGTTTCGGAACCGGACAGAACCCCCACTACTGTCCGGCGGCGTCCCGCCACGTTCGGCGGAGGACCGCCCACGGTTCGCCCTACGCCCCGCAAACCGTCCGCGTGGCGAACCGTCCTAGGCGCGGCGCAGGCGGCGACGTAGCGTGGTCGACCAATGGTCGTCGTCGCCACTCCGACCACCTTCGGTCCGCCGGTCATACGACAGGGGGGTGGTTTACGAATCCCCCCGCCCGGTATGACCCCGTTCGGGATGCCGGGTCCGTACGTCTACGACGCCACGTCCGCCCGCCGGGTCCCCGCCGTCGGGCGCGCTGTCCAGCTCTATTCGGGTTTGATGAAGCAATGCAACCGCGACGTGTACCGCGGGTTTACACAACTACCGACGCCGCGCATATGCGAACGCCCGCAGGTTGGCCGGGGCGGGGCGTGGTTCGTCCACGTAAGCGTCGAAGATTATTTGTTGAACGGTAACGCCGTGTCGTTGGTCGTCGCCCGTGGCGTCGACGGGTGGCCCCTCGCGGTTCGGTACCTCCCCATTACGTACGTGTACCTCGCGTACGACCCGTACACCGGGGACGAATCGTATTTCTACCTAGGACAACCCCTCCCGACCGACGACGTAATACACGTCCGGCGTGGGATCGACCGGTGGTATCCCATGCGCGGCGTGGGCGTGGTCGAAGAGTACGTGTCGACGTTGGACCGGGTAGCTATGGAAGAGGAATACGAACGCGGGGCGTTGTCCGAAGGGGCGGTACCGTCGGTCGCCGTCATAACGCCGCAGGCGACGCTAACGCAGGAAGTGGCCGACGATGCGAAGGAACAATGGGTTGCCAAGTTTTCCGGTCCCCAACGTGAACCGGTCATACTCCCCAACGGGACCGTCGTTCAACCGTTGGCGTGGTCGCCGTCCGACACGCAATTGTCCGAAGCTAGGCGGTTGTCCCTTATCGACGTGGCAAACATGTTCAACCTAGACGGGTATTGGTTGGGCGCGCCGGTCGCCGGGATGACGTACCGCACGGCGGGACCGCAGTACCAACAGATTTTGCGAACGTCGTTGGAACCGGTCATGGTCGATTTCGAAGAGTGTTGGTCCGACGCGTGGTTGCCGCGGGGACAACGGGTCCGGTTCGACCGGTCCCACTTACTCCGCGAAGATTTGGCAACGTCGACCAATGCGGCGGTATCCGCCTTCGGGGCGGGTTTGATTACCGACGCCGAAGGTCGCGCGCTAATGGACCTACCCCCCGACCCAATAGCGGGCGACCTCGCGCCACCCGCCCCCGCGCCCGTAGGACCCGCGCCCGAACCGGAGGTAACACCATGACGATTGCGCCCGAAGTACGCGCCTACGCGACCACGCTGCAATTGCGGGACGTGGAAGTGTCGGGGCGACCCGCCCGGTACATGGAGGGGCGCGCCGTTCCGTACGACGTATGGGGCGAAATGGCGTGGTTCTCCGAACTACACCAACAGGATTCGTTCAAAGTGTCGACCAAAGCGGGGTCGGGCAAACGCGCCCCCCTCCTGTTGTTCCACGACAATCGTTCGTTCCCTATAGGACACGCCGAAGAGTGGCGACACGACGACGGGTTGGTGGGGGTTTGGAAACTGTCCGCGTCACCGGAGGCGGACCGCGCCGCGGACGCCGCCGCGGCGGGGGACCTGGTCGGGTTGTCGGTCGGGTTTATGCCCCAACGCTCCGATTGGACCTACGTCGAAGATTGGGACCCCGACCTAGGGGCGGACCATAAGGACCGCGTCGTTCGGATTGAGTCCCGGTTGTTGGAAGTGTCCATGACCCCGACCCCCGTATTCGGGGACGCCGCCGTGTCGTTGGTCCGGTCCGAATTCGACACCGAACAACGGTCCGCGCAGGTCCACGCCCGCCGTACCGCCGCGGTGGATGCGTGGCGGGCGGAGGTCGACGCGCTACGATCCGCGGGCGACTAGACCGCGGACGGTCCCGCCCGTTCCCCGGTCCCCGGTCGGGTACGCCGTGCGGAACGCGGTACCCATCCGGCGACCAGGTCCCGGCGACCCGTTGCCGTGCATCCCGTTGGCCCCTACTACCTAAGGATGCGAGGTAACGAACATGCCGAACGCCGTACTAGAACGATTCCGCGCCGCACGCGCCGAACAAATCGCCACGATGGACGCCATTTTGGAGCAGGTGTCCGACCGGGATTTGTCGGAGGCGGAACGCGGAATTTTGGAAGGATGCCGCGCCCGCATAGCGGAGTTGGACGCGCAGATTGCACCCCTCGCCGCGTATGAGGACCTCCGCGCCGCGGACGACGCGGTGGGGCGGACCCTTCCCCGCGCCGACGTAGTCCCCTCCCGTGGCGCGGGCGGGTTGGACCGGACGAACCCCTACCGTTCGGCGGGCGCGTTCGTGGTCGACTACCTGCGGGCGCATGGAATCATGGAACGGGGCGTACGCGACGACAACGCACGGGCGCGTATGGAACAGGCGTACGCCATTCGGGCGGACCAAACGACGGCGGACACCGTGGGGTTGCTCCCGTCGCCAATCGTCGGTGCGGTCGTAAACGTCATTGACGCAAACCGCCCCCTCATAACGTCGTTGGGCGGACCGCGCCCGTTGGGGAACATTCCCGGTACGACGTTCTCCCGTCCGGCGATAGCCCAACACGCGAAGGTCGGACAACAGGTCGGGGAGAAAACCGCCCTACCTTCGCAGAAAATGTCAATCGTCCAAGTCCCGTTCACGAAGGAAACGCACGGCGGGTCGGTCGACATATCGCGACAGGACATTGATTGGACCTCCCCTAGCGCGTGGGACATTCTGATTCAGGACCTCGCGGACGTGTACGCCGTCGAAACCGAAGGCGTCGTGGCGGACCGGTTCACGTCCGGCGCAACCGGAACGCCCGTCGTGGTCGGTGCCGCGGGTGCCGCGCCGTCGTTGTCGGAATGGACCGTAGGTCTATACACGGCGGCGATGCGTTCCTACAACGCCGGGAAGAGGATGCCCGACCGGGTTTGGTGTTCGTTGGACGTATGGGCGGCGTTGGGATCGTTGGTCGACGTGCAACG